AATGGTGGACAGTTTAGGGAGTGTCTACGAGTGCATCCAGAAATAGGAATTCATACTCATTGTCTTCGGGGTCGTCTCCATCTACAATCCACTCATTAAATATTGCTCGTGCCTCTTCCAAATTGTTTACATTTATATGTGCCTCAAGTTTCTCCAACAAAGTATCACCCATATTATCAATTGAGTGCTGCTTGTCATCAGTTTCATTGGTGAAGATTTCCCAGTTAATGTCAGTCATTTGGTGAAAGATTGCTTGAGTTTGTGATAGATATCGTGTGAAATATAATCCTCTATGTTATCACTTAAGAAATCATCATCTTTATACTTAACAATTGATTCTTTGAGTTGGTTATACTCACCTTCCATGATTTCTAGAAGACGGTACAACTCACCATGATTAAAATTGACTGTGTAGTTCATTGTTCCTCTTGATTTGCCAGGACTAGGAGTTTACCCAAGAGATGAGAATAAAACCTACAAGTTTCATCGTCCTTGTACTCACTCTTGATCTTTTCATGTATGCATGTAATGATCTCTTCGTACTCCTCAGTTGTAAGAGAAGGGGCAAAGGGACTTACGTCCCCTGACCCCCATGCATACTGTGTGTTAGTTGTTGAGATACTCATCGATAATAGAAAGAAGTTCGAAACCTGATTCTGCTGCCACTAGACGTGCAACAAGTGCTTGTTGTGCATTAAATGCCATTTTGAGACTCCTTTAGGTATTTGAGTATCTCTTCATACATGGTGGCATCATAAGTTGTCATAATGTAATGAAGAGAAGGGACTAGGTGAGGGAAAACAAAAACGAGAGGTTCGAATTAAACTCGATGCTCTTAGTAGGACAATTTACCCACAATGTCGAGACCCATGCCTCGTTTTGTTTTCCACTCTTATAATATACACGAGTTCGATGCCCTTGTCAGCATGTAGTGTGCACTTTGCAAACTGTCCTACCTCACGTCCAAATTAAATGATAATGTGGTACGGTTAGAATCCTCTTTCTGTAACAGTACACCATGACGCACAAATGAAGGGAAGACGATTAGATCACCTTGTCTTACTTGTGGGTACATGATGGGGTTCTGTTTAAAGATATGAGTATACCCTGAGATCGTATGATCTAAGTTCATATTCTCAAAGTAAAATGGTGCATCCTTTTCTTTATCATAATTAAGGAAGATTACACCACTAAAGTTAATAAACTCTGGAAACTGTACATGATGATGAGGTTCTTGATGTTGTCCCTTATTGTATACATTTAACCATGAATTAACTATTTTTAATTCTACTTCAGGTGGGAAGTATTGATACAAGTAAGGTGATAACAATGCACCCAATTGTTCAGGTGCTACGATATCATTCTCATCAAAGAATGTGCTATTAACTGAACAATTCCATTTACCATCTACCTCTTTACATATATCTTTGCATGAATCATATAGTTTACCAAATGTTTCTTTATGGTCTCTAATATGTACATGATGATATTGTATAGGGAACAGAGTTTTCATACTATAGTGCCTGTTTTATGCGTAGGTAAGTGTTAGTTGAGGTTGCAAGTTCTTTACTCTTAGCAGGTCTACGTTGACCCCACTTAAGTAATACTTTCTTGCCCTTATCATTCTTCTCTCTTAGTCCATCAAATTTGTCCTCATTAAGTGCATGCCAAGCACCATTCTTTTGTAGAGTACATGGTTGATTTATGGTTAATATTATACCATCTAAATCACATATATCATAGAAAAGTGATTGTCCACTAACACGAATGTCTACCTTATTTGCATGTGTTAATCTATTCTTAAGTGTCTCATATTTCTCATTAGTTAGTGAGAATAAGTATTCACCTTTACCAATGCAAAGTAGATGCTCATCACCTACAATTCCTGTCTGTTTCTGTAACCTTTTAAGCACTAATTTGTTGTCAATTAGTGATAACGCATCACACACAGTTTGTGCTACTGATTTACCAATAGATGTGCAATCTTCCTTCCACTTAGATGATACATTATCCCAATGTTCTGCTTCTACACTATTAATATAGAATGAACGAATATCATCATTAATTGTATCTAACTCCCAAAAGAAAGGTAATAACTGTGGTGCAATCTCTTTGACATATCTATCTCTAACTGATCTCTTACTTCCTTTAAATTTCTTATTATCTGTGCCAATATATGTACCTGGTGTACAATCAGTATTCTCAAATAAGAAGTTAACTAGAGTGGAATTAAATGTGCCTGAGCATACTTGTAAACTATCATATCCATTCTTATAGTTCTTAACTGAGATAGATATTTGCTCACAATTATCAAATGTAATGAGTAAATCACCTTTTAGATTCTTATTTCTATACTCAGCATCTACGCATGTAAAGTAAAACTTGCGTCCAGGATACTTCTTGATAAGATCAGATGTAATTCCACTGACTGTTTTATCAACATTTGTCTTATACTTGGATCCAATGAACTTAGAGAGTACATTGCGTGATGTGGCATACTCTGTCCATTGTCCTTCTTGTGCTGCTGAACAGTGACTAATTGCAACTCCATTCTTTTCTGCTTCCTCTTGTAATCGTGCTGCTAAGTATATCTCAGCAGTGTCTTGGATGTAATGGTCGGCAGTACTGCCAGCACCTCGTTTAGTTGTCATTGATTCACCTATGCGAATTGGGTTTGTTTAGTCTAACCAAGAATCATTGGATTTGAGTTGTTTGAGTGATGGATTCTTGAGTAACTCATGTTGATAGTCTAGTTCAGAGTACAGTTTCTTGAGCAGTTTTGTAACATAACTTTGTCTTTCTAATTTTGAGGACAATTGGATCAGTTCCTCTGTTAGATTCTTTGCTCTAACAACTGCAAAACACTCTTGACTGTTGACTTCGATTCTGTGATTCATTGTTACCATGGGTCGGTTGTGTTAACGTGGACACCCTTGTGAGGTGCTATGATGCCTAAAGACAACCGCATACCCTTAGAAGGTGGGTTGCCTCTATGGTGAAGACTGCTATCAAATACTACCATACGTCCCTGTTTAAATGGTATAGTTTTACCATTTGCAAACTCAGTGTCACCATCCTCTCCAAATGCATGATATATTATAGAGGTTGCAGGCACATCGTGGTCTGTGTGAAATTCACTAATCATATCAGGAGTTTGACCATTAACTAATAATCTATGAATATGTGAACACTGTGGACGTGTAGCAATATCTTTAATAACACATTCATTAATATATGCAAAGAACCAATACCATGGTGAGGTATCAGTGAACTCATTATTTCTAATAACTGTGTTACCTAAGAATCGTGACTTATTATAATCACCATAAGGTGCATTATTATAATAGAGTGGACAATAATCAGTCAACCACTCTGCTACATCCTGCACCATCCAATTAGGGAAATAATCATCAATAGTTTCTATCACATTACTAACCTCTTTTTAATACCAAAATTAGCACTAACTGTGATACGTTTTGTATCACTTCTTTGTGGTTCTACTTGATGATGTAGGTATGCAGGGAATATAATAATATCACCCTCAACAACATCAGGAAACCATGTATTCTCCACAGGATAGTGTTTACTATAATTACCTAGATGTTTCTCTTGATTAGGATCATAGAATAGAAACTGTGCATCCTTATCTTTATTATATTGTACAAAATATGCACAACTAAATGTACTATCAGCACCACCTACATGTGTATGTACTTCTTGACTATCACCTCTAGAGTATACATTTAACCATGCTTCAGATAACACAACCTCACTAAACATTTGACCATGTAATTGGTTGTGCATCTCTAATACATTATCTTTGATACACTCAAAGAATAAATCCCAACTGAAATCTTCTCTATTAGTGTCAGTCTCAAATGATGATGTAACACTACAATTCCATTCTTTAGGTTGACTGAGTTTAGCAGATGTACTCTCACTAAGTAACACCTGCTTTAACTCATCATGTCTCTCAACATGACCATGATAATAGAATTTAGGGAATAGATTTTGTATTTGACCCATTATGTTATTAATGAAATAGGGGGAACACCTTCGATGAATATACTGTTAACAACCTTTTGTAATCTCTTGACTACATGTGCACCATACTTAGGATGTACTGGTACTGTTACATAACCAGTGGGTTTCTTATATAATCCCCACTCACAAGGTTGTAGTTCTCCGTTGTTAATCTTTTCACGATCTTCTGTATGTAGACGTATAACACGACCAACAGTCTGTGCCATCTCAACTACATTTAGATAACGTAATAAGATAGTATGAGTTAATCCAGGAACATTAATACCCTCGCTTAGTATACTATAATGGAAGCACACAAAACGAATAGAATCATCACAACCCCACTCTTTTAATGTGTCCATGAATACTGCACGTGATACCTTCTTACCATCAACAAATGCACCAAACTTAGAGGTTACATGTAATACATGATATCCTCTATCTTTTAACTCATGTAATAATATAGTACGAGATAACATGTCGTTAAGTACACGTGACTTAGGCACACTTACCAACACTTTAGCACTCTTATCATCATCCAATTCATCTAGTATAGATGTTATTGTAATAGCATGATGTACGTGTGCTTTCTCTTTACTATAATGTCCATCTGTCTCAAATGGTACAATTGTAGGGGGAAGGATTGTCCCTTGATCTATTAACTCTTGTGCTTCTACATTACATAGTATTGTACCATAAACTGCCTCATTGTGCATGCCTCTAGAATGTTTACGAGACACACGAGGTGTAGCAGTAAAATAATATCTCTTACCAGAGAATCGTGCTAACTCAAATATACTTGCATAGAATGATTTAGCACAACTGTTATGTGCTTCATCACAATATACAACATCTGCATATACTTGTGCTTGCATTACTCTATGTAATGAATGATAGGTAGTAAAGATAATACGAGTATAATCTCTATTTGTATCCCACCATTGTGCTATCCAGTTGGGATCAGTCCCACCTTGATAACCTCTGTAACCTGAATGTGCATGAAAGATCTTAGCATCTATTTGTGATCTAAAATCCTCACACAATTGACGTGCTAATAATATACGAGGTGCAACAACTACAATAGTACTCCCACGCTCTAACTGTTTAGCATGAGAGATCATAATGTATGTCTTGCCACCACCCGTAGGCACAATGATTTGACCTAGATCGGCAGTGCTCATTGCGTCCAAAGCACGTTGCTGATGTGGTCTTAAACTTGTGTTCACTTAGTTAATAATGAATAGTAGTGAGAGGAGATCCGAGTTGCTTATGGGATCGGCATCCGTTATGCCTCTCATTTATAATAATACACTAAAAAACCCCCTTGCGGGGGTTGTGTGTGCCAGTTAGTTGACTGGATTAAATGCTCTGTTGTATGACTCAAGAACGTATTTGTATGCTTTCTTTACATAAGGAACAGACTCGTTGTAGACCCAGACACAATCTTTATAGAGTTCTTTGGTCTCAAACTGATGTATTTCCCAACGTATTTTCGCATCGTTCTTATAGTCTTCCCACTTTAATAGTGGTTCAGGTGCAACAGTTTTTGGTGTTTCAGTCACTTTAATAACACTCCTCTTGGCAGTTGTTTTGGTTGCTTTACGAGAGCGTGTTTTACGTGTTGCTACTGATGCTGTCATGTAGAATTGGTTGACTACTCACATAGTATAGCAACAAACACACCCAGTGGGGTAAATGGTGGACAGTTTGTCAACTGGTTATAATACCTGTATGACTTCCACTATCTCAGGGAACTCCTCTTGCAGTTGTCTCTCAATGCCCATCTTTAAAGTCTGGGAACTCATAGCGCATGTGCTACATGCACCTAGCAGTCGTACTTTAACCACTGGACCTTCATCAATATAATCTATCTCAACAAACTCAAGATACCCACCATCTGCCTCTATGTAGGGACGCATCACATCTAATGCTGCATTAACATTAACAGGTGTTAACTCAGTCATGCATGCAACTCACATAATACACAGTCATCACACTCTATGTCATGCTCATAGTTATGGATCTTATGAATTAATCTCTCAAAATCCTCAACCATAGTATTATTAGGTTGTGCAAATGATTTATAATACTCGCATGCTTTCTTCATACGATCTAAATCTTTCTCATTAAAGTGTATCATAGTAATACTGCCCCAATAATAAATCCTTTAAGGAAACTAATACAAACTACCTGATAATCAGACAGTCCCCATTTATCCTGACACTTCTTAATTATCTTCTTATCAAACTCAACTACCTTAACAAATACACCTTTAACTTTACTCTGAACTGACATGACTGCATCCCATTTGCTTACTACTTATTTAGGTAATTTCCTATTAAAATTCCAATAATCAAACTTAATATACAGTTTGTATGGTAAACAGAGTAGTTTCTGTGTAATATACTCAAGGTATAATAATGAGAGTATAATATACTTCTCAATCATTTCTTAATCCATCGTGGTAGATAGAATATTAACCACGCAAGTGTCCAGAAGGTTACTAATACTATTGTGTGTAGTATTCTATTAGAGTTAACTATTAATCCACAAGTTACTAATGCTATCCATAACCAATCTAGGGTGCCATGTAGTCTCCACCACACTTTATCACCTAGTTTATTAATCACCTTATCTCTAAGTCTAGAGAAGAATGGTGATACATGACGCATCATTACAAATCCCTCATTGAGGAACATTAATGTAAATC